CGAGGCTCGGGTAAGTCCCACGCCTTTGCCGAGATGATGATCGAGGCCCACATCCTCGACCAGTCCGAAAGCTCGGTGTGCGTGCGTGAAATCCAAAAGTCCCTCAACCAGTCGGTCAAGCGCCTGCTCGAGTTGAAGATTCAGGAAATGAACGCTGGCGCGTACTTCGAGGTGCAGGACGCTGTCATCAAGTCAAAGAAGGGCGACGGGCGCATCATCTTCCAAGGCATGCAAAACCACACCGCCGACTCGATCAAGTCGCTGGAAGGCTACTCCCGCGCTTGGGTCGAGGAGGCCCAGTCGCTCTCCCAGCGAAGCCTCGACCTGCTGCGCCCAACTCTGCGCAAGCCAGGCTCCGAACTCTGGTTCACGTGGAACCCTCGAAGCTCCGACGACCCGGTCGACTTGTTGCTGCGTGGCGCAAACCCGCCCAGCAATGCCAAGGTGCTGCAGGTCAACTACATGGCCAACCCGTGGTTTCCAGACGTGCTGCGGGAGGAAATGGAGTACGACAAACGCCGCGACCCGGACAAGTACGCCCACGTTTGGCTGGGCGAGTACCTGCGCAACAGCGAGTCCCGTGTGTTCAAAAACTGGCGCATCGAGGAGTTCGAAGCGCCAGCCGACGCCACCCACCGCCTGGGCGCTGACTGGGGCTTTGCCATCGACCCGACCGTGCTGGTGCGATGCCACATCATTGGCCGCACGCTCTACATCGACTTCGAGGCCTACCAGATCGGCTGCGAGATCATGGACACGCCTGAACTGTTCCTGACCATCCCAGAGGCAGAGAAGTGGCCCATCACTGCTGATTCAGCCCGGCCCGAAACGATCAGCCACATGCGCAAGAACGGCTTTCCAAAGATCATGCCTGCGGTCAAAGGCCCCAAATCGGTCGAGGAAGGTGTAGAGTGGCTGAAGTCCTACGACATCGTGGTGCACCCACGGTGCGTGCACACCATCGACGAACTGACGCTTTACTCCTACAAGACCGACCCGCTGACAAACCGCATCTTGCCGGTCTTGGAGGACAAGAAAAACCACGTGATCGACGCGCTGCGTTATGCCTGCGAAGGCGTGCGCCGGGTTGTTTCCACAAAACAAAACAATGTCGCACCTTTACCAATGGCCAACCGATGGTAGATAATGCGCACTAAAGTGAGGGCTTGACATGGCACGACAAACAAAAGAGCAGCGCTTAAACGACATCCACGCAGAGGCGATGGCTGAGTTTGACAACATCCAGTCCGCGCTGCGCGACGAACGTCTGCAGTGCCTGCAAGACCGCCGCTTCTATTCCATCTCAGGCTCGCAGTGGGAAGGCCCACTCGGTGAGCAGTTCGAGAATAAGCCCAAGTTCGAGGTCAACAAGATTCACTTGGCTGTGCTGCGCATCTTCAACGAGTACCGCAACAACCGCATCTCGGTGGACTTCGTGTCCAAAGACGGTGCCAAGAACGAAAAGCTATCTGACGTGTGCGATGGCCTCTACCGCGCTGACGAGCAAGACTCTGGCGCTGAGGAAGCCTACGACAACGCCTTCGAGGAGGCGGTCGGCGGTGGCTTCGGTGCTTGGCGCTTGCGTGCCGAGTACGAGGACGACGAAGACCCAGAGGACGAGCGCCAGCGCATCCGCATTGAACCCATCTTTGACGCCGATTCGTCGGTGTTCTTTGACCTGAACGCCAAGCGCCAGGACAAGGCAGACGCCAAGCGCTGCTACGTCTTGACCGCCATGACCCGCGAGGCCTACGCTGTCGAGTACGGCGATGACCCGGCAAGCTGGCCAAAGGAAATCTACCAGCACGAGTTCGACTGGCTCACCCCGGACGTGGTCTACGTGGCCGAGTACTACCGGGTCGAGGAAACCAGCGAGACCGTGCGCATCTTCGAAGGGCTGGACGGGCAAGAAGTCCGGTACCGCGACTCCGAGTTGATTGCCGACGAAGCCCTCGAAGCAACCTTGCTGGCCACCGGCTTCAAAGAGGTGCGCCAAAAACGTGTCAAGCGCCGCCGAGTCCACAAGTACATCTTGAACGGCGCTCGCGTGCTGGACGACTTGGGCTACATCGCAGGCAAGTGCATCCCCATCGTGCCGGTCTACGGCAAGCGCTGGTTCATCGACAACATCGAGCGCTGCATGGGCCATGTTCGTCTGGCCAAGGACGCGCAGCGCCTGAAGAACATGCAGCTCTCCAAGCTGGGCGAGATCAGCGCCCTGTCCAGCGTCGAGAAGCCCATCCTGACCCCTGAGCAAGTATCCGGGCATCAGGTGATGTGGTCTGAGGACAACATCAAGAACTACCCCTACCTGCTGATCAACCCGATCACGGATGCCAATGGCCAGATGGCCATCTCTGGGCCGGTCGCCTACACCCGACCGCCTGCCATTCCGCCTGCCATGGCCGCGCTGCTGCAAATCACCGAGCAGGACATGCAGGACATCTTGGGCAACCAAGGTGACGCCGAGAAGATCGTCTCGAACATCTCCGGTAAGGCCGTGGAGTTGATTCAGAACAAGCTGGACATGCAGACCTTCATCTACATGAGCAACATGGCCAAGGCTGTGAAGCGCTCGGGTGAAATCTGGCTGTCCATGGCGCAGGACATCTTCGTCGAGTCCGGTCGCAAGATGAAGACCATCGGCTCCCAAGGCGAGGTGGACTCGGTCGAGTTGCTGCGCCCCTCGGTGGACGAGAAGTCCGGCGAGACCATCTACGAGAACGATCTGTCCGAGGCCAAGTTTGATGTGGCGGTGGACGTTGGCCCGTCCTCATCCAGCCGACGCTCGGCCACTGTCCGCGCCTTGACCGGCATGATGGCCATCACTCAAGACCCGGAGACCATGCAGGTGCTCGGTGCCATGGCCATGATGAACATGGAGGGCGAAGGCATCAGCGACGTGCGCGACTTCTTCCGACGCAAGCTGATCATGCTTGGCGTGGTCAAACCGACCAAGGCCGAGATGGAAGAAATGATGCAGGCCAAGGCCAACCAGCCAGAAGACCCGAATTCGATTTTCTTGCAGGCCGCCGCAGAGGAGGCCGTTGCCAAGGCAGCCAAGGCTCGTGCCGACACCATCGAGACGGTGGCCGCAGCCGAGTTGAAGCGTGCCCAGACCGTCGAGACAATGTCGAAAGTGTCTGGCGCAGAGCAAGATCAAGCAATCAAGGCGCTTCAGACCATGGGCAGCGCTGTCATTGCCTCGCAGCAGTTGGGGCTTGACCAGATCGATCAGACTGCACAACCGGAAGCTCCGGTGGCACAATAGTGTTATGCGGTATCCACCCAGCCGCTTCAATGGGTGAGTTTGATGGGGTCAGAAAATGAAACGTAAGGCAGACGGAGAGCAGAACCAAGACGACGACACATTCGTGCTGGACGATGAGCAGAACCTAGACAACGAGGCCGACGAGAACAATGCCGAAGGCCAAGGCGACGAAGGCGATGCCGACGAAGGCAACAACGAAGGTGATGACGATGAGGTGATTGTCTCCATTGGTGAGGAAACGCCGCCCACCGAAGAAGAGAAACATGCGCCTGGTTGGGTGCGTGAGTTGCGCAAAAGCTATCGTGAGGTGCAACGAGAAAAGCGTGAACTCGAAGAGAAGTTGAAGGCCGTAACGCAGACTGAGACCAAGCCAGTCACGTTGGGCAAGAAGCCAAGCCTCGAAGATCACGACTATGACTCGGATGCGTACGAAGCCGCCTTGACTGCATGGTTCGATAAAAAGCGCCAAGCAGATGAGGCAGAGGCAAAGGTCAAGGCAGAAGCTGAAAACCAGCAGAAGGCTTGGCAGTCGAAGCTCGAGACTTACGGCAAGGCGAAAGCCGACCTGAAGGTCAAAGACTTTGAGGATGCAGAAGCGAACGTGCAGGAGTCTTTCTCCGTCACGCAGCAAGGCATCTTGCTTCAAGGCTCGGACAACCCCGCGCTGGTGATCTACGCACTCGGCAAGAACCCGACGAAGGCGAAGGAACTCGCAGCAATTAATGACCCCGTGAAGTTTGCCTTTGCGGTAGCGAAACTGGAGACGCAATTGAAAGTAACGAATCGCAAGGCAGCACCGCCGCCTGAAGGTACAGTCCGGGGAACCGGTCGCGTGTCTGGGGCAGTGGACTCAACCCTCGAACGGCTGCGTGCCGATGCTGAGAGGACTGGTGACTACTCAAAGGTCATGCAGTACAAACGGCAAAAGCGCCAGTCCTGATTAAATTTTTTAAGGAACTCAAATCATGGCTAATGCATTTTCCAAAGAAGAACGCGTAGCGTTTGAAGACATCCTCGAAGGCTTCCAAGACGCCCTCGTGTTGTCGCGCAACGTTTCCGTTTACAACACCGACTCTACGATGATGGAGCGCACGAACGACATCATCTGGCGTCCGCAGCCTTACATCGCTCAGTCGTTTGATGGCACCGACATGACGTCCAACTTCAAGGACTTCACTCAGTTGGCTGTTCCTTCGACCATTGGCTTCAGCAAGTCTGTGCCTTGGACGTTGACCGCCAAAGAACTGCGTGATGCTCTGCAAGAAGGTCGTCTGGGTGACTCAGCCAAGCAGAAGCTGGCCAGCGATATCAACGTGGCCGTGATGAACGTGGCGTCCCAGCAGGGCACCCTGGTCGTCAAGCGCACCGCTGCTGCTTCTGGTTTTGACGATGTGGCTCAGGCCGAAGCGATCATGAACGAGCAGGGCGTCCAGTCCTTCGACCGTTACATGGCCCTCTCGACCCGTGACTACAACGGCATGGCTAGCAACTTGGCAGGTCGTCAGACTCTGACTGGCAAGCCGCTGACCGCCTACGAGAAAGCCTACATCGGCATGGTTGCTTCGTTCGAGACCTACAAGCTCGACTACGCAACTCGCTTGACCGCTGCTGCTGGCACGACTGTGACCGTCAACGGTGCAAACCAGTACTACACGCCGAAGGCAACTTCGACTGCTGGTACCGGCGAAACCCAAAACGTGGACAACCGCTTCCAGAACTTGACCATCGCTGTTGGCGGTGGCACGGTCAAGGTTGGCGACGCTTTCACCATCGCTGGTGTGAACGCTGTTCACCACATCACCAAGCAGGACACTGGCCAGCTCAAGACCTTCCGCATCACTGCGATTGTGTCCGGCTCCGGTGGCTCTGGTGTTGTGACGATCAGCCCTCCGATCATCTCGGGTGGTGGTTCGACCGACGCAGAACTCGAGTACAAGAACGTGACCGCAACGCCTGCAAACGGCGCGGCTATCACTTTCCTGAACACTGTGGCTGCCAACGTCAACCCATTCTGGCAAAAAGACTCGCTGGAAATCTTGCCTGGCCGTTACGCTGTTCCTTCGGACGCTGGCACCGCAGTCATGCGCGCCTCGACCGATCAGGGCATCGAGTTGGTCATGCAGAAGTTCTACGACATCAACACCATGAAGACCAAGTATCGTCTCGATACGCTCTTCGGTGTCGTGAACAAGCAGCCTGAGATGTCCGGCATCATCCTGTTCAGCCAGACCTAAGCTGAGTGAGTGAGGGGGCTTCGGCTCCCTCACTTTTATCAACCAAACGGAGAACACGATGCCACTCAAAAAAGGCTACAGCAGCAAGACAATCTCTGGCAACATCAAGACCGAGATGAAGGCAGGCAAGCCGCAGAAGCAGGCCGTGGCTATTGCATTGACCACTGCACGCAAGGCAGCTGAGAAGGCTGGCAAACCGGCTAAGGCTCCCAAGGCACCAGCCAAGAAAGGAATGAAATGAAGAACGCAACCATGCTCTACAAGTTCCCCGGCGCACATGAGATGCACGGCGCGAAGTTCGACTACATCGTCGTCGACGAGCAAGACGTTGACCAAGCCAAGAAAGATGGCTGGCACCTGACAACTACCGGCGCAAAAGAAGCTGCCGAAGGCGCAACCACTGAGGCTCCCAAGGCACCAGCCAAGGCCAAGACAAGCAAGGCACAGGAGTCCTAACATGGGATGGACAAAGCGCCAATTTGTGCTTCAGGCCTTTGAGGAGATCGGCCTTGCTGCCTACGTCTACGATCTGACGCCGGAACAGTTGAACAGCGCTTTGTTCAAGCTCGACGCAATGATGGGGACGTGGAACGGCAAGGGCATCCGCATCGGATACCCAACGCCTGGAGACCCAGAATCGAGCGATCTGGACGCACAGACCAATGTGCCAGACTCTGCGAACGAGGCTATTTTCACAAACTTGGCCATTCGCATTGCGCCTGGCTTTGGCAAGAACGTGTCTCCAGACACGAAGGCCACTGCACGTGCTGGATACGAGGTGCTGATGTCTCGCGCAGCCATGCCAATGGAGATGCAGATGCCCGGTACGATGCCAGCAGGCGCAGGCAACAAGCCATGGGCCACAGACAATCCGTTCCTTGACCCGCCCGGCGACCCGCTGCTGGCTGGACAAGACAGCGCCATCGAATTCGATTAAGGAGAAACCCTAATGCCAACCATCAATCAACTGTCGGCTGTCGATTCCGTATCTGGAAGCGACCAGCTGCCTATTTACTCGCAGAACAATGGCGACGCACGCAAGGTGTCGCTGACCAATCTACTGGCTTGGATTAACAGCCAGGCGAACACACAGCCTGACAACCGCGTCACGCAGTACGCCGCGCCAAGTGCAACTGGTTCGACCACGCAGGTGCTGGACTCGTCCAGCAACGTCTGGTTAATCGTCTCGCCTTCTTCGACTTTCGCAACTGGCATCATCAAAATGCCTGCAAATGCAAACTGCCAAGACCGCCAAGAACTGTTGGTCAACTACATCGGCAATGGCGTGTCCGGCCTGACCGTCGATGGAAATGGCTCGACGGTAGTTGGCGCTCCATCTGCTATGGCTGCAAATGCCTTCTTCCGTCTGCGCTTCGACGCAGTGACAAACACCTGGTACCGTGTAGGCTAATTCACAGGAGAAACAAACATGACCATTCGTGCCCCATTCCAACCCCGTCGTGGCGTCAATCTGGTGACCACGCCTGCCGCTTCGTCGGCTTCTGTGTCGCTTGATTCGCAGGCCAAGTCCGTGCGCCTGGTGAACGTCGGTGCCAATATCTGCCACGTCCGAATTGGCTCAGGCGCTCAGACTGCCACGACCGCTGACATGCCTGTGCGTGCAGGAAGCGAGATCATTGTGCAAAAAGGCGAAGGCGATGACACGCTGGCACACATTTCTGCCTCTGGCACCACGCTGCACATTCAGACTGGCGAAGGCGGTCAGTAATGGCCACCAAGCCGAAGGACGCTCGGCTGGCCAAGGTGGGTGTGCAGGGCTACAACCAGCCCAAGCGCACACCTAGCCACCCGACGAAATCGCACGTGGTCGTCGCCAAAGAAGGCGACAAGATCAAGACGATTCGCTTCGGCCAGCAAGGTGTCTCAGGCTCACCCAAAAAAGAGGGCGAGTCCAAATCTGACAAGGTTAGACGCGAGTCTTTCAAAGCTCGGCACGCTGACAACATTGCCAAGGGCAAAATGAGCGCAGCATTCTGGGCCAACAAGGTGAAGTGGTAAGCCATGCAAATTCCAATCCTCAACGGCATCTACACTGATGGCGTGTCCGACTTTCGGACAGCCTACCCGCGAAACATGGTGCCTGTTCCAAAGCAGCAAGGCATCTCGCAGGGCTATCTGCGCCCCGCAGAGGGCATCATTCAGTTTGGCCAGGGTGAAGGTGTAGACCGTGGAGGCATCAACTGGAATGGCCAGTGCTATCGCGTGCTTGGGACAAAGCTGGTGCTGCTTGGCGCTGATGGAAACGTGTCTGGACTGGCTGACGTTGGTGGTTCTGGCCAGGTGACAATGGACTATTCTTTTGACCGTCTGGCCATTGCATCCAGCGGCAACCTGTTTTATTGGAACGGGACGACGCTGACGCAGGTCACAGACCCAGACCTTGGCTATGTCAAGGACTTCGTCTGGGTCGATGGCTACTTCATGACCACTGATGGCGAGTTTTTGGTTGTCACCGAACTGAACGACCCGCTGGCAGTCAATCCTTTGAAATACGGCTCGTCAGAAGCTGACCCTGATCCTGTGGTCGGCCTGATCAAGCTGCGCAACGAAATATACGCGCTCAACCGCTACACCATTGAGGTGTTCCAGAACGTTGGCGGTGAGGGTTTTCCATTCGCACGCATCGAAGGCGCTGCAATGCAGCGAGGAGCAATCGGCACGTTTGCTGCTGCCATGTTCATGGAGAACATTGCGTTTCTTGGTGGTGGCCGCAACGAGGCTCCCGCTGTCTGGATTGGCAGCAACAGCACGACCGCCAAGATCAGCACACGCGAGATTGACCAGATTCTTGCCAGCTACACTGAAGACCAGCTTGCCACGACCGTTATGGAGGTGCGCGTCACCAAGGGCCACCAGCTGCTCTACATGCACCTGCCGGACACCTGCTGGGTCTATGACGGTGCAGGCTCTGAGGCCGTTGGCGAACCCGTGTGGTTTGAACTGACATCCAGCATCACAGGCAAAGGTACATACCGCGCACGAAACTTCGTCTGGTGCTACGACAAGTGGCTGTGCGGTGACCCAACTACTGGTCAGTTTGGCTATCTGACGGACACGCTGTCGTCGCACTATGGCGATGTGAACGGGTGGGAGTTCACCACCATGATTCTCTACAACGATGGCAAGGGCGCGATTTTCCACGAACTCGAACTGGTCGCGCTGACGGGCAATGTCCCGCTTGGCATCGACCCGACAGTTTGGACTTCATACACCATCGATGGTCGCTCGTGGAGCGCAGAACGTCCGCGCAGCGCAGGCAAGCGAGGTGAGAGCGCCAAGCGCATGGCATGGCTGCAGCAGGGCTTCATGCGCAACTGGCGTGCACAAAAATTCCGTGGAACCAGCGACGCGCACATCTCCGTGGCTCGTCTTGAGGCAACCATCGAGGGCATGAATGTCTAACGTCCCACGCAACCTGACGCGCAACGACCTGGACAAGTTCGCCCCAAACCAGCGGACTTTGCGCACCATCGAGCAGTTGATTGCCAGAGACAAGTTCGACTTCATTGGCTTCAACTTGATTGCAGGCCGGTCAGTCACAGAGGGACAGTTTGCATGGAACTCGACAGACGAGACGCTTAACCTTGGGCTGGCTCATGGTGCCATCCTTCAGCTTGGCCAGGAATACTACGCACGGGTCGGCAACACCACCGGCGTGACTATTCCAAATGGCACAGTGGTCGGCTTTGCTGGCGCAACGTCTAATGCCCTACTCGTCGCCCCATACCTTGCAGATGGCTCGTCCCCTTCACTCTACATCTTAGGAGTGATGACACACGACTTGCCAGACAGTGGCGATAAGGGCTACTGCACCGCTTGGGGCTTTGTGCGCGATATGGACACCAGCGCTTTCAGCGTAGGCGATCTGCTTTATGCAAGCCCAACGGTGGCCGGTGCACTGACCAATGTCAAGCCGACTGCCCCAAACAACGTCATCCCGCTTGCATCCTGCATTGTCTCGGATGCTTCGGCTGGCATCATCTTTGTGCGCCCAACCATCCAGCAGATGCAGTACTACGGCGAGTTCACCAAGACAACAGACCAGTCACCTGCTGCCATCAACACAGAATATCTGCTGACGTTTGACAACACCGAGATCAGCAATGGTGTTTCCATCGGCACGCCAACCTCGCGCATTGTGGTACCTGAATCTGGTCTTTACAATTTCAACGCAACGGTGCAACTGACCAGTGGAAGCTCGTCGTCAAAAAACATCTGGGTCTGGCTGAAGAAGAATGGTACGGCCATTGCAAACTCGGCAAGGCTGGTCACATCAGACTTGAACAATGGGTACATTCCAATCGCAATAAATGAAACAATCTCATTGGCTGCCAATGACTATGTCGAGATGGCATTTGCTTGCGACAGCACCAATATGACCGTGGACACGGTAGCAGCCACAGCATTTGCGCCAGCAGCACCAGCGGTGGTGCTTTCAGTCACTCAAGTTCAACAGTAAGGAGAAACCCTAATGCGTGACGCAGAAATGCCGATGATGACAATTGGTGGGATGGTCGGCATCCCCAAAGAAAAGCCGTTCATCACGGCTGCCGAGAACAAGAAGAACACCCAGACCGTCATCGACGACTGGATGCTCGGGCCTGAAGAACCATCGAACGAACCGACCGCCAACAAGGTCTACTGGGTCGCGCTTGGCAACGCCATGCAGGTCGACGAGAAAGAGGCCCGTCGCCGCCGCTGCTCCAACTGCGAGTACTACAACAACACCCCGTTGATGCAGGCCAAGATGGACAAGATTCCCCGCAACGACTGGGACACGAATGCCGGGTATCGTGGCTACTGCCACAAGTTTGATTTCATCTGCCACGATATGCGCTCGTGCCAGGCATGGGAAAAGCGCCCGTATTATGAAGATTGACGCAGTGGCAATTTGTGAGACAATGGCGCTGCTGAGTCAATCAGGCCACCAGCAGCCGCAACCCTGAAAAGGAGTGACTGATGCTGGTGCAGGCCGAAACCCACGACATAGAACAATCTCGCGCAACGCGAGAGAAGATCGACGTGATGCAGCGCATCATGGCGTCTATGCCACAGGCTCCCGGCATGGAAACCACACACTTCTTCGCAGGTGGCATGTACTGCCGCCGCATTGCCATTCCCGCAGGAAACATCATCGTCAGCAAGGTGCACAAGACAGAGCACCTTTTCATTGGCTGCATTGGCGAGTTGGAAGTTGCTGGCCAAGGCCAGAACTACACACTGCGTCCCGGTGACGTTGTACCATCCCCCGTTGGCACCAAAAGGGTTGTGGCCGCATTGACCGATGTGGTGGTCATGACAATTCACAGGACAGACGTTGAATCCGTCGAGCAACTGGAAGCCGATCTCATGGAAGATGATGGCTTGTCGCTCTACGACGTCAACAACCAACCAAAGCCTGGCGTGCTCGTCTCGCAAGATGGCAAGAAAGCATTGGAGGATTAATATGGCATGGGTTGCAACAGCAATTGTTGGAGGTAGCGTGATCACTGGCATGATGGCCAGCGATGCGCAAAGCTCCGCAGCACAAACCGCCGCAGGCGCACAAACTCAGGCGAGCGAGGCCAGCATTGCTGAAACCCGTCGCCAGTTCGACGTGGTGCAAAAGCTGCTCGAACCTTACGTTGGCGCAGG